CAGCCTCGATTCTTTCATTTGCAAAGACTCCGGATCCTTCAATATCACTTTCGCGGACCTCCAAGTTTTCTGGCAGTGGTTTGTAGTAAAATTTATTGAACTCGTAGGTCATCATGCTCCTCCTGGTAATTGTTCCAGTTTTTCTTGAGGGTATCTAACCAGTCCTCCATGGACATAATGCAGATCTTATCGTTTTCCTTGGGCCAGTCCAGGTTTATTGCATACAAGGGTACGCAGACTCGGATGGGTTTTCGATTGAATTTAAAAATGAGAACCGGGATATTCGGGCCCGCGCTCTCGCATACTTGATTCCACCAGGCAGACTTTAGCCAATCACCTTCTTTGTAAAACTTACATTCGACAGAATGAAAGGGCATGTTTAGATCGCATAGATCTTTTTGTTGGTATTGATCCAGGTTACGTTTGGTTTCGTAATCGATGTCGTTGTCCAGGAAGAAACCATTTAGGATCTTTGCTATATCACGCTCGAATTGAGCTCCCTTGTTTCTGCTGTTGATAGGCATTGCAAGAGTGTCTCAAAATTTGCACAAAATTACAATCGTAATCAATCATTTTTTTTGGTGATCTTATGTGTAAAACCTAGTTATATACATACCCGCATACGTCGGCTGGCTCCTGGGGGTGTGGGGCCCCAAAAAAAGCAAAAACCAGGGAAAAAACCGGTCCCAAGGGACTCCAATTTGTTACGCGTTACTGTTGTGCTCACAAGTTGCACATAGTTGCAGAAAGATATACATGTAAATACAAGCAAAAAAGCCTGTAAAATCAATAACTTACGAGCCTTTTTGTTTTTTTGTAAAAATATTTGGCGCCTGGCTGGAAGAGGGCCATAACTAAGTTGCCAGCACTACTTGTCCTTTGGTGAGTAGTCGCCCTTCTCAGCTCCAAGTAGTTGGCCAAGTCTTTCCTTAATATCATCCCTGGACATCTTCTCCAGGTTGGCATTGATATTGATATTCTGGGATCTATTGATCGATAGTCCGGCAAGCTGGTTGAGCTCCTTGATCGCAGAAACCGCAGCATTGAACTGTCCGTTCTCGTAAGCTGATTCCATCACCTTCCACAACATGGTCCCGGTCTTCTGTGGTGTGATCGCATACTTCTCTGCCAGCTCGTCTTGTTTGATCCGGATGGCCTTAACCACGTTCGGGTAGTCCTTACCATTCAGCAGTTTGTTAGCAGACTGACTTGGAAATTCATACCCGGCTTTCCTGGCGGCTTCGGTCTGACCACACGCACCTTCGGTGTAGTGCCAGACAAAGCTCGTCTGCATTTCAGTCAAGCCATGTTCTTCATCCTTGTCAAACTGAACCGGTGTTTCAACTATTGGTTCTTTGTTCTTTTTTGTTCTTGGCATATTAGATCTCTATTAAACAGGGTACAGAGGGTAGTGTATAGCTGTTTATAAATACCCTAAATGCAACCCATAAGAATACCATCTTATAGGCTATACTTAACTACCTCTTCTATTTACTATACACTATACCCTTATATCTCTTATAACCAAGTAATATAAGGCTTTTTAAGAGTGCACAGTAAATCCTTACTATACCCTTTGCTATACCCTCCCACTGTAAACTTACACACATACATACAAATATACGCACACATTCGCACATATTCATACACACCCCTACAACACCTGGCCACCCAAATCAGTGTACTATGCACTGTTCCAGTCACCTGGTGTACCACCATTCTTGTACGCCAATCGCCATCCTATGTAACGCCATCGCTGGCATAAGTAGCGCAATAATAATCAGGACCACACCCAGGACCGCAACGAATAACCACACCGACAACCACTCCCGGATCGTCTGTCTAATCATTACCAAAGCTGCTGTTAAACCCACCGCTATCTTCCTCAACCGGTGTGTAGTCCAAGTCATAGATCTTCTTGCCGTTACTCCTACGGGGTTCGATGCCTCTCTCGTGTAAGACACGACTCGCTTCTTTGAAGTCGGGCATCCTCGGTGCCTTGATACCAAGATCTCGTAGCAGCTTAGTCATTTGTACTGGCTTCGCGTATTCACTACCAAAGTTGACGTGCTCCAGGATAAGATCCTCAACGCTGGATTGTGTTCGATATGCTTCGTTACTATCATGCAAGAGCTCACGCTCGTCCGGTGATAAAAACCAATTCTTCTGGCCAGGCACATACATAGTTTCCTTCACCTGGGCCCACAGTTGTTGCATGTTCACCCCATGATTGACATTGATGTCTCTCACCGCGAGAACCCAGAATCTACGATTACCCGACGTGTCCGTCAAAAATTCTCGCGCGTTGACGCTGGCGTAGAAAGCCGTACGTCTTTGATAAGTAGTGAAGGCTCGGTCATACGGCAGCCTTAGCTCGTCTGTCCTGGACGTTACAAAGGCCTTGAGCTGGTCTATGTCCGACTTCTTAAACGTGGACTCGATCTCGCCTAACTCCACAATCCAATGGCTTACCGCCCGTTTTACGCTGTCCTTATCCGACGGATTCAAGGTGGCACCTTCTAACAGCCAGCCTTTATTGTAGTCACACAGGCGCTTGAACCATAAGGTTTTACCGAGTCCTTGTGCGCCTTGTAGGACCAAGATCCCTTCGAGCTCAACGCCATTCTTTTCATACGCTGCGGCCACACAAGATACCAACCATTTCTTGAGTAGCATATCCTTGAGCTGCGCGGACTCCTCAGTGGTCAGCGATCCCAGGAAGTCTGGCAGTCTGTCTGTTCCATCCCATGGCTCACTATCTATCCACTCCTTCACAGGATTGTATTCTCTGGCGAGCACCTTGAGATAGTCTCGCACTTTAGTGTGCGGGATCCCCATGTTGATACAGCGATCCTCAATCTCAATAAGGCTGGCTTCCTCGAACATATCCGCAATGAACTCCATGTCTGGTATGTCTATCTCCAACTTCTTCTTAATGACGTTGTAGCGCACATCCACATCATGCACTTTCAGTACACCATTAATATTGTCCTTTGTGTTCAAGAAGCGTCCGCTTGCATTGCGCTGAAAGTCATACTCAACCGGTACATCTATATTCTGGAGGATCACCTCGCCTTCCAACGCCTCTTCTGTAGCATGGTCGTTGTAGTCTCCCTTAGTCTCTGGCATCTGGACCTCGGCGTACCCGCCACTCTTTTGTATGTAGGCTGCCGCTTTCTTTGCCTCGTTCTCTCCTGTATTACTATCGTCATTGTCAGCCACGAATATGTGTTTGTGGTTCGGGAAGTATTGGTACATCACCTCCGCTACCTTAATTAAGTTGTAGGCATCAAACGCGACGACCACCGGCTGGGAGCGGTCAGCGTATATAGAGGCCGCGGTGGCATATCCTTCTGCATAGTTAAGGCTGTCCGACGCGTTGAAGATCTCTCTACCGAGAAGAAAAAAGCTACCGCTTTTTTTGGAACCAGTAAGAAAACGCTTTTCTCCTTCGTCGCTAATGTACTGTAGGCCAACGATAGTGCCTTGTCCGTCCTTCAAAGGTAAAACCAAGTTATCGTGGTTGTCTTTGCGTAGGCCATAAGATAAGACTTGTTTACGCTCCAGGTAGGGATGCTTCTCCACTTCCTCACATTGGTCCCAGATAGACTGAGCTCTCTGTGCGGCCTGTGTGTACTTCTCCTGGCTTTTGACTTCGGCTTGTCGTCTGAGCTCCTCGATCTCGGCCTTCTGTTCTTTGGTCATTCGGTACCGGCCACTGTTCTCCGGTTTCCAGGTCGCTGTGGGTTGGTCCGCACTGACTCGATAGTCACCAATGCGCCCAAAGGGGGAAGATTGATCTAACCATGCTTGATACCAACCCACGAGCTTCCTTTGATTACCGATGTTGATGTATGCTCGACCAACTGAGCCATCGGTTACCAAACCTTTTTTCGGATCCGGTTCATAACCATTACTGGCTAGGAAGTCTCGGAACTGCGAAATGTAATCTTTTGTAAATGGGGCGTTTTTATTTTTGGTTGGTCCTGTAATTTTTAATGACATCAATCATTCCTATATTTGTTTATTTGCTTTGAATTGCAAAAGTCTGTAAGATACTACATAAATTTATTTTAATTTGCAAACACATAAC